AAGGAGACTATCGTGTTACAAACTATCAATGGTTTCGACCTTCTTCTAGTCATCATCATCACAGTGCTCGGCTTCAGAGTCTACAACCTCAACCGTGAGTGTGAGTCATACGTTGGTCAGATCCTCCAAGTATCTTGGGAACTCCAAGAGGAGATCCAAGTCAACAAGTATCGCGACCAAGAGACACCCCTTGACAAAGGGATATACGCAGATGTCTGCAACTTCTGCTTAGGCATAAGTGGTTTCGAGTGCACGTGTGCACCATTCTAGATTCTTTAGTGACGACCACCCCGCCCTGCGTGGTGTGGTCGTTGCTATGGATTCTTGATGAGTCCTCAGTCACAGAACAGGAGATTACAATGACTGATTTAAGCACATACGGAGATGATGAGAAACTCTCAAGCATCCTCGATGTTATGAAGCAAGCAGGTCTATTTGACCGCATTATCGCCGTCAAGTCCCTAGTGGACGACGATGATCTAGATACAGAAGATGAAGACTGGGTAGATGTCCAAACAAAGTATGGACACGACACCACGGACTATGTCTTTGGTGACCGCTCAGAGTCACGAGCAGGCACTATCTCAATCGAGTCAGAGCCTGTATCAGGACACGACTGGGTATCTCCAGTCACCAGTACAGGACGCAAAATCTACGTTGTGTCAGGGGTTCAAGCAGTATGTGGACTAAAAGAAGCAGACTGCTTTGACTCTACCTGCAAGCACATACCAGTGCTTGAGGAACAAGACGAGGAACGCTATGAGTTCAAGCAAGATTGGAACTCAATGGCAGACAGACCAACAGAGAACTTCTTTATGGGGTTGCCAGGTCTTCGTTACATAGAGAGTGACCAGCAATACTTCACTCGTCTCAACACTGTGTGCAGTGACTGCAATCTGTACACACCATCAAGATTAGAACTATGTCAAAACTGCGACAGAGTTTTAGTATCCAAATAAAAATAGGCTTACGCCCCCACTTTGTGGGGGGCGTAAGCCACTCAACGGAAAAAGGAGCAAGGATGAACAACGAACTAACAGTGACAGGTAAGTTGAAGAACATCAAGGAGTTCGATCAGTACGGCTTGATGATCGTGGGTCAGTTGACTCAAAAGGTTGGTAACGAACGAGCAAAGTTCACAATTCCAGTAGCCTGCTTTGACGAAAGCATTGCAAGCACACTGCGAGGACTGCGCGAGATGCAAGACGGTAACGGCTTTACACCAGTAGTGAATATCGTAGGTGAATTAGACACCAAGTTCGATGTTCGTCAGGGTGTTGAGTTAAGTGACCGTAAGCCACCGCTTACCCGTGTACTTATCAAGTCCGTAGAACTAGCAGAAGTCTAGTTAAACCGAGAGGGGACTGGGGCATTCGCCCTGGTCCTCTCTCTCTTTCTAAAGGAGTAGATTCCAAGGTGTTTACTAAGTCCGTAGACCCCAATGTTACTACTAAGTGCAATCACGTTTATAGTCCTGACTGTGATAGCTGTGGAGAAGACAACACTTACAGATGGATAGTCTGTGCAAGATACAAAAAAGATTGTCCTGATTTTGCATGTATTAAATGTGGAGAAATAGAAATAACAACCGAGAGGAAAAGCAAGTGAGTAAAATAAAAGAGATAGATCTAGGTGCAATTACCCCAGAACATCTAGCAATCGTTCAAGATGTATACAAACTAATGGCATTCTTACTAGATGAAGATGCTAACTATGATCAGCTAAGTACCGAAGAGCTTGAGCTAATCCATGTATCCACTACTAACATCAAGATCCGTGATGGTGTATTGAAATACTTTAGTGATGCACCATTCAACATTCGAGTAGACATTATGAAATCATTTACAACTATTAGTCAGGCTATGGTTGACGATGAACTGATGCAAGCAGAAGCTATTGGTTACTCCTCAATGATCTTGGCTGCCTTCATGCTATGTCACGCAGGTATGTTAGAAGACTTTGATGAAGATCGTGATGTTGAATACGAACTAAAGCTAGTAGATGATTTGCTACATGAAGCAGAAACACTAGGCTGCACAGCCAGCTTATTGGGACTACTAAAGATGGCACGTGACCACAACATTCCACCAAGTATCTTCTACTCATCACTACAAGCAGTTACATTCCATCACACAACAGATCCAGTAGGTCACCTTAATGGGTAAAAGAATACACGTAATTACAAAAGGTCCTAAAGAAATAAAGCGAGAGAAAAAACAAGCTCTTAAATTAAGGCAGACAAAATGATTACAACAAGCAGTGGTACGCAGTACTACACACAGCAAGAAGTTACTAACAAGATCAATGAAGTAATGGAAGATGGCTACAAAATTACCAATGCTATCTATGAGAAAGCAAAAGATATGGATTGGTGTAGTGAGTATGATGACTGGGCTGAAGAGACTAATAAAGATCTTAAGTTCTTTGAAATACCACTTATGCGTAGAGAGTACGCGGTTACATACACATTGACACGCTATCAAGAAGTAGAAGTAACAGTACAAGTAACTGCACGTAATGAAGATGATGCAGAAGACCAAGCAGATGAAGCATATTGTTTAAGTGAATTAATTGAAAAAGCAGATGAAGATGAGTGGATAACCAAGAACGAAGAGATTGAAAAAGTAGAAGCACAGGAGATTTAATGAGCATCAAAGACGAGCCGTGGTTTAACGACCCGTTTGATTGGTACGAACGAGAAGGATACCCAGAGATTGTAGGTATAGCCGTAACAGATAAGGTAGCACTTGATTTTCTTCAAGCGTTATACCAAATCTATAAACGACTAGAGCGCAATGATAGAACAAAAGCGATGGAAGACGCTAAGCAACTAGCAATACTGCTACTAGCTAGTGCATTTGATTACGCTGAAGAAGCAATAGATGAATTAATTATACAAGAAGTAAACGCAGTAGATATAGATGCTGCATTCGCAGAAATGATAGAGGAACAGAATGACTAGACGTAATCCATACACAGTAATTGGTACTCACTGTGAGTACGAAGTTAATTCAGCACATGACCTGATGAAACAAGCAGGACTTGACTGGAAAGTTACATTAGAAAATGTATTTATTAATCCATATTACAATGAAGATGAATCTATTGATGTAGTAGTACCAGATAGATATGCAACAGTTAAGTGGACTGATGCAGGTGCTGAACCATTAGCAGTAGTAGGTTCACGATACAAAGTATTACAAAATGATGAGATCTTCTCATGCCTTGACGACATCGTTAACAACAGCGATGCACGTTACGGTGCAGCAGGTGAACTTAAGGGTGGCAACGTAGTATGGGCAACCATTGAACTACCAGCTAACGTAACAGTAGGTGACGATCCACATAATGCATATGTAATTGCACGTACATCACACGATGGTAGTATGCCATTCCAAATGACACCAGTTGTTAACCGATTGAGTTGTACTAATCAGATCAATGCAGCCATGATGAGTGGTAAGGCTAAAGGTATTTACTACCGTGTTAAGCACAGCCCTAACAGTACAATAAATGTAAATGATATCAGACAAGCATTCAAGATTATGAACGAAGATGTTCAGAAGTATGCAACAGTATCATCATACCTACGTTCAATTGAATTCAGTAACGAAGAGTTCAAGAACTTTATTAAACGAGTGTACCCACTGCCTAGCAAGATTGAGTTCTCACCATACGAGATGCTCAGTGCAGGTGAACGTACATCTAAGACAAGAGTAGAACGTAACAGAGCTAGTGCATTGAACGTATGGATTGGTGAGACAGACACGCAACACAACATTAAGAACACTAAGTTCGGTGCATTTCAAGCTATCGTGGAAGCAACCGATCACTTTAGTAAAGACTATAGCAAGCAAGCAGGCAAGATGATCCTTGGAACAGACATCCCTGTTAAGTCACGAGCACTACAACTATTAGGAGTAAGCAATGGGTCTTGATATGTACCTAAATGTAAGTGAAAGAATTAGTAGTCATGATTTTAATAGAGTTGATAATGTAGTAAGTTATTCAGATAATCCTAGATACACTAATGTTATTGAAGCAGCAGGTATCAAAGTAAAAGATAACACAGCATCATCAGTATCAGTAGAATGGACTGCCATCTATTGGCGTAAAGCTAATCAAATTCATAACTGGTTTGTAACTTACTTAGCTGATGGAGTTGATGAATGCCAACGCATATCAGTAGGTAGGGGTGATCTAGTTATACTACATGACAGATGTAGTACATTACTTGACACAAGATCAAATGAATTAGCTATGGAATTACTGCCACCAACATCAGGATTCTTCTTTGGATCTATTGATATTAATGAGTGGTATTGGTCTGACATTGAAGAAACACACAAGCAACTGACTGAGTTGCTTGATGAGATCACAGAAGAAAACAAATGGAACTATGAGATTGAGTATCAAGCATCATGGTAGAGTTAGCAGAAGATCACTTTGCTATTGATGGATTCAGAGCTGATGTATTAATAAGTCCAGATACATTAGTTTATTTACAAAAGATTAATGAAGTAGTAATGGAAGGTGAAGCGATGTGGTTTAAAAGTTTAACTACATGTAGGTACGATCCACACACAGGAGATGTGTTTGATGTTTCAGATTAATGAGAATGAAACACCAGCATGTGATGGTATGGATACTAACTTCTTCTATCCAGTAGGAGAAGACAATGATGATAATGCATGGGCAAAGACTAATGTTTATCCACAGCTGAGAAAAGTCTGTGCAAACTGTGATGTCCTAGAAAAATGTAGAGACTGGGGTATCAAGCATGAAGAGTGGGGGTTCTGGGGTGGTATGTCCGTTTATGAACGCCGTCAATGGAGAAAGAAATACAACATCAAGATTGAGCAGCCTTGGACTTCAGGGTTCTTGAGAGGAATGAATAAGTAATGGAATGCTGTAACATGGACATGGAAGAACTATACAAGCAGGAAGATGAAGATGTCTGCGAGTCATGCTATGATCGTATCGAAGCACACATTGAAGACATGATGCTTAGTAGAGCTAAAGAAGATTTCTATGATAGGAATAAAAAATACTATGATTAAAATAAACGGATACGAACTACCAGCACATGTATCTTATTCAGCACTAACAACATACCTTGACTGCGGTTGGAAGTATTATCTTACACGAGTGGAAAAGTTAATTGAACAACCAACCTGGTACCTAGCAGGTGGTAGTGCAGTACACACAGCAACCGAGATGTATGATAAAGAACTATTTGAAACAGAAGGTAAGTAGTGAACATTAGTGACAACGACATAAAAGTTTTAAGTTTAATTCTAGAAAGTTTAAACAATAAAAAGGTGACTAATGAATAAGTATTGGGAAGCAGCATGGGCTGCACAACAAGCAGAACAACTAGCAAAAACAGGTGTTGATCAGGCACAATGGAAAGCATCTGGTCGTGCAACTAAAGCTAATCCCAACAAAGAAGATGGTGATTGGTGGACAGTAGAAGGATCTAAGATGGTTGACTCTTGGATTACTTGGCGTAATGGTACGCATCCACTAACTATGTGGGAAGCACAGCCAGGTCAACCAGCTATTGAACTAGCACTTACACCTATCTGGAATGACATACCAGTACAGATGCACATTGACAGAGTTATGATTAACCCTGATGGTGAACTAATTGTATTAGATATTAAGACAGGTGTACGTACCCCATCGTCAGACTTGCAGTTAGCATTCTATGCTGCAGGTATGGAAGAAATGTTAGGCATTCGTCCGCGCTATGGTGCGTACTGGATGGCTAGGTCTGGTCAGACTAGTGAATTAATTGACCTAGACTATTTTACTAAAGATGATATCATTGAGATTGTTACTAAGTTTGACACGGCTCGCAAAGCAGAGCTGTTCATACCTAACCTCAATCATTGTATAATGTGTAATGTTAAAGACCAATGCAAGTACAAAAGAAAAGGATAGAACAAAGTGGAAAGTAATTACGTAGTAAATGTAAAGACTAAAGTAGGTACTATTATTACCGTACGCGGTACTGATGCTACTGAGTTTGAAAATAATATCAATGCCCTTATTGGTAACGGAGTTAATAACAGCATCGCTGCAATGGAAGAGTTGTTTCTTGGAACGCAACCCAGTCAACCCAGTACTGCAAGAATCAATACAGTGGTTGATGCGTTAGGTGGTACAGTAATTAGCGAGACACCAATCCCATCAGCAGCACCAACAGCAACCTTCGCACCAGTAGCACCACCATCAGTAGCAGGGGTTACAGCAGGCTCAGCCAGCAGGACTTGTATTCATGGTGTAATGACTAAGCGTGAAGGTGTAGGACCATACGGACCTTACAAGGCTTACATGTGTCCAACAGCTAAGGGTACACCAGATCAGTGTAAAGCTATCTATCTGAAAACCAACGACCCAGACTACGCTACGTTCTAGTCGCATAGGTTTGACTGGGTAGTGTAGTGGGGAAGGCTACCTACCCAGTCAATTATTTATTGGGAGATAAATGAAAACATTAAGCAGAGCAGTAGGTCGTCCTGACATTGGTGGTGAGCCAATGCCTACAGTATTCAGGACATTTGATAACAACCAGATTGTATTGCGTAGAGCAGAAGTAAGTATGATTGCTGGCACCCCAGGTGCAGGTAAGTCAACACTTGCTTTAGCTTTAGCTTTACGTATGCAAGCACCAACGCTATACCTATCAGCAGATACTAATGCTCACACTATGGCTATGCGTTTATATTCCATGATCACAGGAGTGTCACAAAGTGAAGCAGAAAAAATCATATCGGAAGACCCAATCAATTCTAGGAATAATCTTGCTCTTGCCAGCCATATTTATTGGAGCTTTGATTCTGCCCCTAGTCTTAGTGATATCGACGACGAGGTTACCGCGATTGAAGAACTACTTGGAGAAGCACCTGCCCTAATTGTTATTGATAACCTCATGGATATCAGCATGGATGGCGGAGAAGAATTCAGTAACATGCGTAGTGCACTTAAAGAACTTAAGTACTTAGCAAGAGATACCAACGCCGCTATCCTAGTGTTACATCACACACAAGAAGGTTATGTCGGAGACCCATGCCAACCAAGATCATCCTTGCAAGGCAAGGTAGCACAGTTACCTGCACTAATTCTTACCGTTGGACAGAGCAACGGATTGCTAGGTGTAGCTGCAGTTAAGAATAGATACGGTAAGGCAGACCAGTCTGGTAAGACACCAGTATGGTTACAGTTTAATCCAGAGTATATGTTTATAGCAGACTTAGAGGAAGCAAGATGAGACCAGAAGAATCATTAGGTTTATTGGCAGCATATGCTGAACTAAATCTTGCAGTAGAAAATGTAATAGAAGTATACAACAAACTAAACTATGTAGGTGGTGAAAGTATGGAGCGCATCAATTGGGATACCAATAATCCAGTAGAATACGACGACGACGATGACTAAATTTGGATGGTGTACTGGACATGAAACAGAACAACAACACAGCAAGTGTCCAAAAGAATTTACTAATAACGTAAGCGACTATATATTGAAATGTGATTGTGAATGCCATGAGCAAAAGTAAACAAAAAGGTACGGCTGCTGAAACAGCAGTAGTTAATTGGCTACTAAGTAAAGGACGTAAGCATGTCGAACGACGATCCCTTAATGGTGTCAATGACCGAGGTGATATTGCAGGTGTGCCTGGAGTTGTACTCGAAGTAAAAAACTGTGTGAAGATGGAACTATCAGCATGGTTAAAAGAACTAGAAGTTGAAATGATTAATGACAAAGCTGATACAGGTGCAGTGATCCATAAGAAAAAAGGAACTCAAGATGTTGGGCTATGGTACGCAACTATGCCAGTATCGGTGTGGTTTAAACTAATAGAAGACGCAGGTTACTAATGGATGTACCACCTATTGCTGCAATCATAGAGCATTATGGTGGCAGACTAAGAAGAGATTACGGTAGCTGGCAAAAGATTAAATGTCCATTCCATGATGATAGTCATGCATCAGCAGGTGTATCAGTTACAGATAATATCTTTGTCTGTCATGGTTGTGGAGTAAAAGGAAATGCATTCAACGTTATTAAAATACATGAAGGAGTTAAGTACGGTGAAGCTATCAAGATCGCAGAAAGTATTACTGGAGAAAGCTACCAGTCATTACGAGCAACACCTTCCATTGGCAGAAGGTTATCTAGCACAAAGAGGGATAAGTCCAGCAGTAGCACAAGCAATTCGATTAGGAGTCGTCGTTGATCCATTAGCTGGACAAGAAGCATTTGTAAATAGACTTGCCATTCCATACATTACACCAACAGGTGTAGTAGATGTAAGGTTTAGATCAATGGGACCAGAAGAACCTAAGTACATGGGTATGCCAGGAACTTCTACTAGACTATACAATGTTAATGCCCTGCATACAGCAGGTAATTTTATCGCAGTATGCGAAGGAGAAATAGATGCTATCACTCTCAGTTATTCTTGCAACATTCCTGCTGTGGGTGTTCCTGGAGCTAATGCTTGGAAACGGCACTACGGACGTTTACTGGCAGACTTTGAAACTATCTATGTTTTTGCTGACGGTGATCAGCCTGGCTCTGATTTTGCAAAGAGTCTAAGTAAAGAGTTTAATAGTGTTATCATTATGCAGATGCCTGAAGGTGAGGATGTTAACTCAATGTACTTACGTAATGGATCTGGTTACTTCACAGAAAAGATTGCAGCATGAAAACTAAAGAACTTTCAACAAAAGAAAAACAAGATAAAAAAGAATTAGAAAAGCATGAGACAAAATTAAAGGATTACAATGCAGGACTTCAGCGAACAGGAAATAAACCACATCTTCCAAGCCCTAATCAACATGGGTTTAAAAGTTGTGGATGTGAAATATGCGAACGGACTTACTCTAACATTAAAGAGACCAACGCTAAAATAAAACCACCGTTAGAGTTTGAAGCTGCCATCATAGCTCGCAAAGCTATTGAATTACTAGTACAAAAGCATGACGACTATGGACCAAGCAACATCTCTGATGCACCAGGTGGACCATTGAACGGACTAAGTGTTAGGCTACATGACAAAGTAGCAAGACTAAACAATCTATTGTTAAACAATAAAGAACCACAAAACGAAAGTGTACAAGATACATTCATTGATATCCTTAACTATGCACTCATTGCCTTACTGGTAATCGAGAACAAGTGGGACTCTACTAAGTAGGTAAATATGAAAACAGTTATAGTGATTCCAGATATGCAAGTTCCATACCATGATCCCCGTGCTGTACGTGCAGTACAAAACTTTGTAGGTGACTACCAACCAGATGAACTTTACTGTGTTGGTGATGAAGCAGATAGTCCTGAACCATCACGATGGAACAAAGGTTTAGTTGGTGAGTTTGAAGGTACACTACAAGCAGGTCTAGATCGCACTGCTGCCATTATGAAAGAGTTTAAAAACAAACTAGGCGATAAGCCTTTCCATACTATGAGGAGTAACCATGGAGACCGAGTTGAGAACTATGTTAAAAGATACGCCCCAGCGTTGGCAAGTTTGCGGGAATTGGAATACTCCAAGCTTTTACATTACAGCGAAAACGAAATTACCTATCACGATAAACTATGGGAGTTTACGCCAGGATGGGTACTGGCACATGGAGATGAAGGCAACATCTCAAGGCAAGCTGGTGGGACGGCTCTGGCTTTGGCTCGCAAGATTGGGTCTTCGATTGTCTGTGGGCATACACATCGTGCGGGAATTCAACATGAACACCAAGGCTACAACGGCAAAATTCACAGTCGTCTCTACGGAGTTGAAGTCGGACACCTTATGGATCTTAGCCAAGCGTCTTATCTAAATACTGGTAGTGCTAACTGGCAACAAGCGTTTACTATTCTCTACATACGTAGAGGTAATGTAACTCCTGTTGTTGTACCTATCAATGGACGATCTTTTGTAGTCGAGGGTAAGACATATGAATTCTAATGGTGTCGTCTATGAGATGTACCATGCTATGGTCAAGCAGATTGGATCAGAGTTTAAACGTAAGTACCAGATGGTCGAACGTGAAGACATTGAACAAGAGTTATGGCTATGGTTTGCTGAACATCCTAACAAGATAGAAGAATGGTTAGCTCTACCCGATCAAAAAGATAGAGATAAACTATTTGCTAGGTCACTACGTAACTCAGCACTAGACTATTGCATTAAAGAAAAAGCACATAAGTCTGGTTACAATGCAGAAGATAACTTCTGGTACAACAAGCAGTTCATTAAGCTTATGATTCCTGCTGTACTTAGTGACGATTGGACTAAGTTCAACAACACACTAAGCAACATGGGTCGTACTAGTAAAGCACTAGCAGAGTCAGGTGACTTCATGGCATTTAGTTCTGATGTCAAGGTTGCTTTCGATAAACTAAATGACAGAGAAAAATCATTGGTTCATTTATTTTATGGAGAGCAGATAGATGGAGCAGAGTTAAGAGATCGCATGGATGCTGACAAGTCACAGAAAGCAGTGATGATGGAAGCTAACAGAGCAGTCAACAAGATGGTTAAGATACTAGGTGGTAACCCACCAGTAAAAGACGAAGACTACAGTAAGCATGATTAAATTTACTTCTTATTCATTAACGCCAAGAGAAGAAGGGATAGCTGCTCGTGTTGGATATGAACGTCAGCTTCCTTATCTTGGTAAACCTGAAATGAATAGAAATTATTCTGAAGGTGACATCTGGGAAATGTGGCAACATGCTATAGCTGCTGGATCTGAGTTAGCATTTGCTAGGATGTGTGGACTTAATGACTTTGAACCTCATGTAAATAAATGGAAGACTCAAGAAGATGTACCAGGATATGAAGTAAGATATTCTTTTAAAGCTACAGGCATACGACTATCTCAATGGGATAGTGAAGATGCTAATTATGTTTTACTTGTTGGTGGACCACAAAATAAAACTCGTAGAGTTAAAGAAGATAACTGGCTGTCTCCACCATATCAAATGGTTGGTTGGGCTTCAGGATCTGAAATAAAAGAACGCGGAGATTACAATGGTAAGTCTTGGCATTTAGATATCTCAAAAATAAATAAGCTTTAATAAAAAATAACCCCCCCTAGAGTGGTATCTACTAAGTAGTTACTACCCTAAGAGGGGTTGTTATATTTATAGTTAAGCTTTTGGTGCTTCTACTTTTTTAGCATCACCAATAATCTTAGCAGGATCTAAACCACCGCCACGCTTCCAACCTGGACCTGCTTGTAGTTCCATGTGCAAGTGAGGACCTGTGACATTGCCTTCTTTCCCAACTTTACCGATAACATCTCCAGCCTTAAGAGTTTGTCCAACCTTAAGTTTGTAAGAAGATAAGTGAGCAAAGAGAAGATGACCACCATCAACTTTAAGCAACACTGAGAATGAACCAAAAGCGGAACCCCACACCTGACCGACCTTAACAACCTTACCGTCACATGGTGCTACAACAATCGCACCTACTGGTGCTGCGTAGTCTACTCCTTCGTGACGACCTGAGGACCACATACGTCCCTTGACACCGAAGGGTGTAGTTACCTTGTACTTTGCATCTTGCATTGGTGAAGCCATTAGTCTTCATCCTCATCTCTTAGTGGTATTGTTAATAGCCATACAAGGAAACCAGATACTACTAGTATCCCCGTTACCTTCTTCGCTCCGCCGTCTAACGTAAAGTAAGCTATAGCGAGTCCGACCAAGGTGTATGTCTCTGCTGTAATTTCTTTTAAGTATTTTTTTATGCGATTAAACAACTACTTAAGTCTCCTGACTTGAGCTAACTGACCTACAATAACTGCAGCTACCACAACACCTTGAGATTCTTCTCTCTCTTCAGGTGTCATGTCACTACCAATAGCCATAATTGACTCCGCAGCCTTTGCTAACTGTACGACTCCAGGAATATTTTCTAGGTAGGTTGGTACTTCTATACTAACCTCGGCTAAAAACTCTTCTACGGGGCTTACAGGGGCAGGAACAGTCATTGTAGGCTGTGGCTCTGGAGTTATTTCTGGGACTATTTCTTCTATCGTAGGACTAGGGGAAGGAGTAGGCTCTACCTCTGGTGTAGATGTAGGTTCTACAGGTACTGGTACTGCACTCTCCTCGGAAGGAGATGGTGTAGGTTCAGCGATAGGTGTAACGCTTGGCGTTACTATAGGAGTAGGACTTGGTTCTACCGTAGGTTCAGGAGATGGTGATTCATTTTGAGTAGGTTCAGGTATTGGCGTTGGCTCTGGGTCCAAACTTGGTACAACACTTGGGACTGGCTCAGGTTCTACAGTCTCACTAGGTACTGGCGTTGGTACAATAACTTCAGGAGTAGGTTCTAAAACAGGAGCTATACCATTATACCAACGTAACGGAGAGTCTAAAGGTAGGTTGTCACTTACATAAATGCTGTAAGACTGTGCAAAGCCACCCTCACAAAACAAGTGTGGGATGTCACCCTTACCATCAAAGAAACTATTGCTGTTATCCCAACCAATAGAAAATGTTTCTTGAGTTCCATCTTCTTTAGCACAAGTAACTTCAGCAATAGCTTGTTCAGCAAAAGCATTGGTTGGTGTGAACACCATAAACAAACCTACGATAAAAGAAACAATTCCTAAACGGAGTTTTCTTTTCAATTACTACTTAGACTTCTTCTCGTTTGCTTTAGCAAAAGAGTCATCGATCTCTTTATCATCTAGCTTGCCATCACCAAGATAGCCACGTGCTAGAGATTCAGATACAACTGCAACACCCATAATTGCTGCTAGTGCAGCAGACTTCCAAGTATCAATACCTAGTAGTGCGCCAGCACCAAGAGTACCCATTACAGATGCGATAACCACAGCCACCATGCGACCAGAGATATCTTTAACTTGCTTCTTACTCACTATAGTTTCCTAACTGTTACTAGCAATAAACCACCAAAGCCATTGCTATCTTTATCTGGAGATGATTCACTTATAAAACGAACCTCTTCAATTACACCTTGAAAAGATTCATTAGTTCTGTAATCCTTTACAGATACAAAGTCACCTGTAGTTTCAAGTTCTTCTAGAGTTCTAATAACGTCATAAGCTCTACCTGAATAACCAAACTGCATGTTGTACTTATCCATTTCAGTATCAAAACAAGACAGTGGATACTGATACAATCTCTGACGAGGTACACCAGGTACAGATTTTAATTGATATGATTGCAGAACTGGATAGTCTGCTACTGGTGATCCATTATTGAAGATGTACTTAATGGAAATAAATTCTTGACCACCAATAGGTTGCGAAAGACCAACGTTTTGTCCAAGAGATACGGCATCTAAAGTAATAATGTCGTACTCATTACCACTGTAATCAATAGTTTGAACACCAATACTGTCACCAGTATCTGCTAAACCACGAGTTTGTAGATACTTAAAAAACTTAGGTTCAACTGTACCGTAACGAATCTTACCTGTTTGCAAATATCCAGATGAACGATAGTTAGTTGTGTGTTCTACCTGAAGCTCACCAGTACCATTTTCTTCAATGACCATAACTAAGCGATCGAGAACAGTTCCATTTGCTTGAGTCTCTCGTAAGTTATAAACCTCTGTGCAGTTAGAACTATCTGGAGTTGATTCATATTCAAGATCATATGCGTAAGCAAATGTTCCATCACTAAATTGCTGTGACAAATCAATACGAATTAAAATTCCATTAGTATTACCAGAGTTATCAGCCTTAGTTGCTGCATAAATATAACTACCACGTTCAGTAAAACCATTCACGCTATAAGATGTTTCAACAAGGAGTGGACCCATAACTGGATCTCCATTTGCATCTACAGGACAAACACGAACACCTTTATTTGTACCAAGCACAAGATAACCTAAGTAGTAATGCAATGAATTAACAAGTTCACCTTGCGGAAGACTCATTGCTTCCGTACCAGCAGCCATGTCAAGAGCATTAACAGCAATGTCACGATCTGGACTAAACTTATATACTTCACTGCGGTTACCAGCTACACCAGAAGCAAATGCTCCGTTAGGTGCTCCCGTAATATCTGTCCAAATCCAACTTGGATTACTATGTGTCATAAAGTTTGACAAGTAAGTATCATTAGATCCAAATGTATTTACTGTGCCACTAGTGTGTGTACCAGAACTTGTTGGACTTGCTGCTGTATTAACAATACCAATTTTATTATCGTGAGCAAAAAACAATACACCTCTTGCGTATTTAGCAAAAGCATTAGTTGATGCTCCATTATGGTATCTAAAATAAATATCATCAGAAGTTAAACTATTAACTGTACCTTTATGTACACATGTACTACATACTGCATAGTATGTTGAACCATTAGATGCTATTGAAAGAAATGGATAGTCAGAACCACTATGTCCATCTGGATAAGTAGCACCAGCAGTGTAGTTTGAAACAGTAGCTGATGAATTACCATTAAGAGTAACTCGCTTTAATATACCGCTTTCATCTCCAACAATTAAACAATCTTTATCTATTGGAGTTGCACCACTACTATCTGTCCATTGACCAGTAGCTGCATTAAACCCACCAATACTACCTTCGGCTGTATAAGCATGGAATACATTCTTATGTAAACGCATTTCGCCAACAGTCCATACATCTATACCACGACTGTCATAGAACCTATGGCTTACATGTTCGTAGTCTGTGCCTAGTTCATAGAACTCAATGCCAGCACCATTGTGCCAAGAGGTTTGTGATCGTACCCACCAACCAGTAAGAGATTGCTCACCTGGTTCTTGGCTATTATCAAACTGATCCTTTTTGTACTGTGCAGTTTCACGGCGGTAAGGATTTTGGTTATCAGCTTTTAAGATAAACGGAACATCATTAAATGAAATGTCGTAAGCAATATCAGTTAAATCAAAACTTGAACCACCAGCAGTATATGAAACGTCGTATTGAAACTCTTCGCTAATATCTTTATTAACTGCCATTTAGATTCCATACTTCCATTCTGTACCATTCCAAACACGAGCTTGTGCAAGTGTCCATGCACTGCCGTTCCAAACTTTTACTAGAGCAACTTGCGTAGTCCAGTTAGTTCCGTTCCAAACTCTTACAATTCCACCAAGACTTGTTACAGATACTGTAGTTCCAGTTGTAGTACCGACAGCATTGCTTGGAGTAACTGTGTATGTGTATGCCTGCGAAGGAGCAACTGTAGTGTCACTATACGTAGTACCAGTTGTAGTTCCTAGCGTGGTTCCGTTACGTAAAATAGTGTAAGTAACTGTATATCCAGCAGTGGTACTACTTGCAGTCCATGATAATCCAACAACACCAAACGTACTTGCGTTTGCTGATAGACCTGAAACAGAACCTGGTAATGCTGGAGTTGTAGCAGTTACTTCGCTAACAGCACTAGCACCAACATCGTTAACAGCATAAACATGAAATAAATAAAGTTGATTATTTGCAAGTCCAGTTGCAGTAGTAGCAGTAGGACCAAGATTATAAATTAAAGTTGATTCAACCCAAGAAGAACCATTCCATCTTAATCTATATACATCATAACGATCTATTGACTCTCCACCATTTGATGCAGGAGTAGTCCAATCAACTACAACTTGACGAACGCCAGGAGTTGCAGTTAATGATTGGACTACACTCGGAACATTCCATGTAGTTGCAGAAGCAGTATCATAATCACTAGTGCCAACAGCATTAGTAGCAGTAACTGTATATGTATAACTAGTGTTATTAGCGCGACCCGTATCAGTAAAAGAACCACCAGTTGCAGCAGTTCTAGTATGAATTAAAGTTCCACTTGTTGGAGTTCCTCTATAAAGTTTATAATCATCAATTGCTACACCACCATTTGCAGGTGTAGTCCAAGATAAAGTTACTTCACCGTTACCAGCAGTAGCAGTAAGTACTGGTGCCGAAGGAGCAGTAACTTCTGTGTATGTAAATGTTCCAACAAGTCTACGAGCAAGAGAAGCCGTTGGAGAAAAATCACTTAAGTTTCCATTAACTGTGTTACCAGTAGCGGTAGAATCTGTACCATTTACAACATCCCAGTTAACAGAATCTCCAGCAGCTTTACTAAATCCAACATACCAAACATCGTTAACGCCACTTATATTATTAAGTAGTTTAGTTGGTCCTGGATCACCTAAATTTTTTGCAGTAAATGCAGGAGATGTGTCTGAAGCAATAGAAACTGCTGCGCCTTGCCAATAATCGACTCCAGAAGAATTCCAAATATGACCATAAACAGTTTCAGTTGCACCGTTACCAGCCATCTGAATAGATACATCTGTAATTAACCAGCATTTACCATTGGGAACAGAAAAGCTAGAACCATAGTTGTACGGTGGATTATTTGCACCACGGTTGTTATAGTAACCGCCACTTGCCGTACCTATTGTATAGGTTGCCACTTAAACTCCTAGTAATCGATCCAGATATCACCAACAGCAAGAGCAGTAGGCTGAGCAGCCTGAACAAAAATAGTCCTACCTGCATCAGCACTTTCTATTTTTGCTAACTTAGATGTATCTGCAACACCATGAATACTTGTTGTATCTGCTTCATGTGCAGCTAGTGCAGCTTCTGTTGCAAAATTATTATCTGACAGTGCAGTATTAAACTGTGCAGTAGTACCGCTTAAAGTGTTATCAGTTAGGTTAACTGTTTTATTAGTTAATGTTTCCGTGCCAGCTTGAGTAGCAAAGTTACCATCAGATAGTGCAGTGTTAAACAATGCAGTTGTACCAGTTAAAGTATTAGCATTTAGATTAATGCTTTTATTAGTTAGTGTTTGTGTATCTGATGTACCAACAACCGAACCAGTTACACCATGAATTGCAGATGATGCAAAGATATGGTCTTGTGGTTCTTGCAGGTCACGAGCAGTAATCATATGCTTAACAACAGCAGCAGCATCGTGAGTCTGTGCTGAAGTACCGTTTTCTCCACGAACAATTGTTAATTGGTTACCACCAGCATTTGCAGTGACTGTTACAATTTCTTCAGTAGCAAGATCTGGATCAATAACTAATGTGTATGGGTATGAAGTTGGTAATGTGGTGATGCTATTAAGCGTCATGCTTGTGATGCTATTATTAATTCCTGTGCTAAGAGTCTTAGCTTCAACAGTTGAGCGATATTGACGAGCTGGCATTGTTTACCTTATCTAGTGAAATGGATTCTAGTTGGATTACGATCAGTTAACTTACGACTTTCTTCACCAAGTCGCTTATCATAGAGAGCAAGAAGATACTTAGATGCATTAGTACCAGCACCGTAAGCACGACCAGCAATTTGTGATTGCTGATCAGATTCAGCAGAACCAAATGTCAAACGACCTGGATCAACAAACGCTGACAAACGTGCTGAAGCACCAAGAATAATTACATCTCGACAAGACCCAGGTAGTCCAGTAACAATTTCAAAGTCATCATCATTACTATCCATTACTGCTGGAGCAGAAGTGTAAAATACTTGTACGGTTCTTCCAGGCTCAACACCAGAATAAAGACTAATACTATTGCGAGAATTAAAAGCATCAGTGTTAGCCATAGGATCAACACGCCAGCTACGAATAGGAAGCCATTCCTTAGATGGACCAGTAGTTTGGAAAGATACTCCAAGCACAGTCTCTGCTTCATCTGGTAAAGCATAAGTTGATTTAGCTGTTGAATATGAAAATGTATGCGTAGAAGTAGCATATAGATCTGGGAATACTGCTTCGATAGTTTCATTAATTGCACCTTTAATGTCTAAAGATGGGAAGGTAGGAGAAATAATTACACGTGAACCATTCTGGTGCGTTGCTGCAGTTGTGCCATTATAACCACGACCATAAGGTGGAACGCTAAGTACGCCTGAAGCACGATCATAAGAATCTATGTAGATTAATTCATCATTAATTTGAATTACACCAGTTGAAATGTTCTGTGCAGAAGCAACACTAATGCTAGTTGCAGTTGCATTAACGGCAGCAACAAGATGTGTCTGACGATCTTGACGCAGTGTAAAACCTGCTAACTTACGTGATACTTCATCAGTCATTTGACCAAACGTAGCCATTAGTTACCCTTCATAAATTGTTGCATGTATTCTTTAATAGCTTGACGACCAGAATCTTTAAGTTCACTTGCAGTACCTATGCCAGCAAAGTCTTTAAACGTAGGCGGAAGACTATCTAATTCATCCCATTCTTTTGTTTTAGGATTAAACTTAAACCACTTGCTAGCATTTTGCTCAAAAACAAATACTGGTTTATCTAAAATAATTCCCATTTCAACAGCCCAAGGAGTACCTCTACCACCTACAGTAACCCGTGTTCCATCAGCAATTTTTGTCCATCCACTTGCAACAGCAAGAACTGCATCTGAGTCTTTAACTTGATAAGCATTTCTATGTACAAGTTTTCCACCAGCAGATGATACACCTGCTCGCTTACCTAAAACGCTACCTGCATCATTAACAAGTTTTGTTTGTTGACGTAATTGTTCTTCAGTTAAATCATTTCTAACTTCAAGTGCTGGTCGCTTGCCAACAAAACCAGAAGCAGTACCAAGAGATTCATGTCCCTTAAAACTATGAGCCATAGTTTTTATACCTGCTAAATCAGCAGCTTCAGCCCATGCTGTGTCAGCACCTTTAGCACCACCTGAATGAACAGTAACATCTGAAACACTAGACACAGTTGATTTAACTGGAGGTGTAATTAAATCATCTGCAACTGTAGGTAAACCAGAATCTTTTTCCATTTTTTTAATTCTGTCCGCTAAAGTTTTACCTTGTTGTTTAAGTTGATTGCGTTTTTCAAAATCTTGAACTGGAGTTTTAGACCATTGTTCACGAAGTTTTTCTAAATCCTTTTTAGATTGATCTAAATTAAATCTTGTAGTTTTAGGTGCAGTCTTAGATGCTTCTTTTAAATCAAGTTTATTTAATTCGTTATATAATTTTCCAGACTGTGCACGTTCTTCTTCTGTTAATTTTTTACGAAGAGACTTAAATTCAGTATCATACTTATCTATTTCTGCCTGTACTTTAGTTCGCTCTTCTTTAGGAAGTGAATTTTTTTTACGAGATAACTTATCCATTTTATTTTGCAACCATGCAGCACGATCAACACGTGGAGATATACTAAGTTTAGATGGAAGTGCAGTTCTTTCAGTCATGCTACTTTCAAATTCAAGCTCACCAGTCTTACGATTAATAACTGGTACTTGACCCTGACCCTCTGCTCTAGGAATATCTGCTGGTATTTCTTCGTCAACCTGTTTAACTATTGCTTCTTCTTCTTTAGTTAATGGTTTCTTAGGTGCTGGCTTAACTTTAACAGTAGATCCGTACAGTTCTTCTTTTTCTTTTTTAGATGCATACTTACGAATAGCAGTTTCTTTTGCAGTGTAAGGTGATACATCTTCAATTAAATCTTTTCCAAATGTATCTAATGGTGGCTTCTCAGGAACAAATCCAGTCTCTGGTTCTGGCTCTGTAATCTTTTTAAAGCGAGCTTCACTCATTGGTCGCGTAGGACTTTGGGCTAATGGTAACCCAGTATCGCGAATAGCTTTAGCTTCTTCTGCGGTACGTAAAGCTACCTTCTTTGCTACTATAGATGTAACTTCATTAGCTGCTGCTTTTTCTGCATCAACAATAACTTTACTTAAAGCTTTGCTACCAAGTCCAAGAAGTTTTGCAGGAGGAATAAAAAATGTAGCTGCAGTTACACCAATGTTAAGCGCATCGCCCCAAGAACCTTTGCCACTAGCAATCTTTTGTATTGATTCAACACCAAATAAAAAATCAGCAACTTCCCATGCAAGTGAATCATTATCTTTTTTAACGATATTAGTACCACGATACTCGTCTACTGGTGGTGCTATTGGGTTAGCCATTTATTTTTTCTTTCGAGTAGCTGCCATGTTGTCAATTAGATTTGGATAAGGTCGTCCAGCTTTTTTAGCACGAGCTTTAGCTGCAGTCTTTTGAGCTGGTGTCAATGCTTTAGATTTCTTTTTAGGATTTGGTGTATCCCATACTTTTTTCTTTACCATTTAACTTTGTCCGCCCAATATGCTGCGCTCATCTTGCCCTTAGCAATATTTTTAGCGTGACGGGCTTTAAACGAAGCTTGTCGCTTACTTGGTTGTCTATCACCCGTCACACCTTGTTGACCAAAGCGAATTAACTTAACCTGTGAACCTTCTTTAGCAACAACAACGTGCGACTTTTTTGGGTGGCTAGGTGTACGCTTTGGCTTGTTGTAGCCAGAAACACCAGCACGAGTTAAACGTGGATCCTTCTTAGCTACCATGATTACTTCTTCTTTGCTTTCTTAGCAAACATCTTAGGCATCATCTTTGGCTTACCTTTGCCGTAGCCTGGTTCGCCTTTTTTCTTACCACATCCACATGCTTTACACATAATTACTTGCCCTTCTTGTTTGACCTAGGCATAGCAGGAACTGCTGGTACCTTTGGCATGTTGTAGTTTACTTTGTCAATACCTTTGTAAGAACCTGGCATTGTAGGCATTTCGTGATCGTAGTTAACGTGATTACATCCACATGAAGCACACATGGTTATCTCCTTTATAAAGCAGAACCGAATGCGTGTCCTGTTTTGTTACTTACATCTACTGCCTTTTGAATTTGTGCAGTAGAAGTTCCGTCTGGTTGTATACCCTGAGCACGAGCATCACGGTAAGCTTTAAGTTCGTTGTTCCATTTCTTGTTGGTCCAACCATTGTTAACTAGATTGCCATTGGCATCACCAGTTGACATCTGTATGTTAGAAGCTCTTAGACAATCTCCCCAAGAGTCATGGTCTTGTGTAGGACATCCAGTTCTACAAGCCATTCTTGTAATCCTTTACAGTCTGAGTCATAACAAACTCATAGTTATTAATTAATCTTTGATCATCAGGATTAAGTTCAACTGCTTTACGTGCGTACTTTTTAGCAGAACCCTTTTTGCCTAAGTTCCAACATGCCATAGTAAGCAAGTCATACATACGCCAAGGCATTGATTGATCAGCTACATAATGATTATAAGATTCATTAGAAAGTTCGGTTACTTTAATTGCTGCTTGATAGCAATGATTCCACATCTTACGTTCGTAATAGTAGAAAGCTAATGGCATCCATGCTTCTAAATCTAATGGTGCTTCTTCAACATTGCGTTGATACCAGTAAAGACCTTCACGATCATTACCTAACTTGCAGTAGGCTTCGCCTATACCACGCCAAGTTTGTGCACGTTCAACATTCCATCCTGGAATATCTTCTAGCTTCTTACCAACCTCTATTAACTTTTCCCACATACCTTTGAAGTAATACTCACGGGCTAAGTAAACAATCATTCTATGATTAGTTGGATCTTCGCTGTGTCCTAGTTCTAATAACGTTAGATAACTATTACGTGGTTTATCATCATCTGGTTTATGAGTTACTAGTGTCTCTATTACAATAAGTTTATCTAAACTTTTATCAATAGGTTCTAGAACTTCGTGGCAAGGATAACGCCACCTGTAATTGTGCCTAGTATGAATACGATTATTGTTAGCCCAGATATTACCTGTGTCCCACATAACCCAAGCTCTACCAGTATCAGGCTGCCAAGCCTGTCGTATCTTGTCAAAGAAATCTGGATCTGGTATCTCGTCCATGTCCAAAGATACACATACATCTACATCAGATGGTACTAAATCTAGTGCCATATTTCGTGCTACATCAAACCTAAAGTCGCTTAGCGTGGCTCTGTGAGCTTCTACGGGGTACTGTAGGAGTAGGTCATAGGTGTTATCTTCTGACCCAGTATCTAAGACAATTCGGACATCTGCTCCAGCAGTAGCATCTACCCATTGCTTGACATGTTTACTTTCATTCTTAGCTATAGCATAAGCTGCAATCTTAACCATGCTATTATCCTATCACATTAAGGACGTAAGCTAGATTTATTTATAGCTACGCCCTTGCAGCAATCTGCATAGGATTCACAGTCCTGAGTTGGACAACCTGTACGGCAAGCCATAATAACTCCTATGTCTTAATGATGTAGTTAAGTACAATGTACGGTTGAAGGTTGTTGTGTGCTCCGCCATCACCAGTTGATGCTGAGTTAAACGCAGCAATGTTTACGGTTGTAGTGTGAGTGTGACCTACACTTGCATTATATGTATTACCATGGTTGTGGTCCACACTGTTATTGTTACTAGTAAAGTTATGGCTATGGTCTGCGTTTATAGCATTGATGCCAGGAGCCATTGACTGTGCACCATTGGTGGCATTACTGTTTCTTGTGTAATAAATTCTGCCAGAACCAGAAATGGCTCCACCAGTCCATTCATACAAACTGCCACTTGGAGACAAAGTTAAACCACCAGCCACAGAGCCACTGTTTCCAGTGTGAGTGTGGGAAACGGATTGACCGCCAGTACCATGGGTATGGGTAACAGATTCACCACTAGATACAAAGTCAGCGGTAGGTGGGTCAACTGAGTGTAAGTGACTTGGCATTTCAGCACTGGTTAAAGTGTGAGTCTTTGCTCCACCAGTTTCACCAAGTACATCAAACTCTGTTTGAGAACTATCTAAACCAACAGGAATTTTACCCTTTAGGTTTGGTAGGTTAAATGTTGTTGACCCATCACCCACACCATAGGTGGTACTAGTTATAGCAAACAATGCTGAGTAAGTTGTACGGCTAACAGCAGTACCATCACATAGCAAGTAACCAGACGGTGCTGCAGAACCAGCAAACATTGTTATAGCACCAGGGGTAATACCATCACCAGTAGAACCAGTTGGTCCTGTCGCTCCTGTGTTTCCAGTTGTTCCCGTTGGTCCTGTTGGACCTACCGAACCTGTAACACCTTGAATACCTTGAACACCTTCAGGTCCAGTTACTCCTGTTGCTCCAACAGCACCAGTAGGTCCTACACTTCCAGTAGGTCCTGTTGGACCAGGCACTGTAGATGTAGCACCAGTTGGACCTGTCGGTCCAGTAGGTCCAGCAATACCTACTGCACCAGAAAGATTAACTTCCCATAGCGAGTAAGTACCAGAACCATCAGAGTCTTGAATCTGTGCAACCATTACACCAGTGCTTGAGTTGTAAGTGTCAACCTCAGCATGCATGTGATTTGCAATATCATAAGAAATTATAACGTTTTGATTATGAGAATAAGATAATCCAGTACCAACCGTTAATGTAATGCTTCCACTAGAAGCAATAGTTAAACTTGATGTAGATGTAGTTGCATACTTATCACCAGCAGTACCAGTAGAACCTGTGGCTCCTGTACTACCTGTGGCTCCTGTAGAACCAGTGGCACCAGTACTGCCAGTAGGTCCTACGGGACCAGTAATTCCCTGGATACCTTGCTCGCCCTGAATGCCCTGCACGCCTTGAGGACCAGTTGGACCAGTAGGTCCGACGGCTCCAGTAGCACCAACTGCACCAGTTGCTCCTGTCGGACCAACACTTCCAGTAGGACCAACGGGACCTGTGTCACCAACAGCACCTTGCGGACCTTGCGCTCCCGTTGGACCTGTTAGTCCTATTGGTCCAGTTATACCTTGAATTCCTTGTGGACCTGTAGCACCTGTAGGTCCAGTTGGTCCTGTAATTCCTTGAGGTCCTGTAGACCCAGTGGGTCCTGTTGGACCTACCGCTCCAGTAGGACCTGTAGGACCTGCAGGTCCAGTTGGACCTGTTGGTCCAATGACACCATTTATACCTTGAGTGCCTTGAGGACCCTGTTGATTTTCAACAACAACAACTGTTTCTTGTAAAACTTCTTCACCAAGAATAACATCAGTAACAGTTTCTTCAATAGTAACTGTAGTTGATACAACTTCTTCTTCAATGATAACTGTGTAATCTGGCATTACTGTGTCACCTCAGGGGTAACAATAAAGCGACCCTCAAGAATGCGAGTGACCTCACCACCAGAAGATGTAAGTTCAATGTCATATACCCAACGACCAGCAGGAACATCAGTCATTTCTGCAGCAGCAACGTCAACAGATACATGACCAACAGAGGTCATGGTTGCAGAAGTAACATCAAGTAAAGTTGTAGTTGCAGAAGTAGAACGTCGAACCTGCATAGCAAAATCATAGTCAGTTAAATTCCATGGGGTGCCATCAGTCTCAACACGGAAGTTAAGATTAAAGGTAGCACCTTGTTCGGCTACAATGTTGTACTTACCACTCATAGTTCATCCTTAAGATGTAATGTAATATGCTCATCTAAACGCTTTTCAATTCTATCCACCGCACGAGCAACGTCTGGAAGACTTCTACCACCATTAGCCGTAGGCTGGATAGGATGTGTTAATTCTTTAATGTAAGATTTTAATGGAGATACAATAAGCCACTTGCCTATCAATGCAATAATACCCAGTGCTAACGATACAACAGTTAACGATTCTAACAATGTCATGTCGTAATCACCGTGTAGCCTACCGCTTGAAGAGCATTCTTTTCAGCTAGTGTTACATAGTATTCGTGACCACCAAGATAAATTAAATCAGCTTGATCTAAATCATCTTGTGCTGGAAATCTATCTTCATAGAACTCACCATCAAGACGGTAGACAGTTACACCTTGCTTACGTGTGTAGCGAGCAAATAGGTGGTTTCCACCCATAGGTCCTTCGTTCTCTACTGGTGGTACAAATAGGTATGGCATTTAATTCCTTTCAGTACCTAGCAACACCCCCACCTTGTGGGTGGGGATGAAGCTAGTGACTAACTAGGCAATGCTAGAAGCAGACTCAATACGGTACAACGCTTCGTTACGGTAGATAGCGTGTCCTAGAACACCGTACCAACCGATTGGACGCTGACGCATTAAGCGATCTACGACTGGACCGATAACCACGTGTGGTTCTTCGGCAACAGCCTCAGCAAGTGCTTGCTGTCCACATAGGAACGTACGGTAAACGTTAATGCTAGAAGCACCATCGGTACCCTTACGTAGACGAGGGGACTCAATGAAGTACGCACCTTCAAACTGACCAATTTCGCCAGCCCAGATTGCATCATTGCTCTGGTACTCGTGCGGGTTACGCCACGATGCAGCACCAGTTTCGGCACGAAGATCGTGAGATACTTCTGGGTGAATACCACACCAGTATAGTGATCCCTTACGACCATTAGCCTTGTTGCTACGCAACTTAGCAACTGCATAACGGATATCAGCAGCAGATAGTGTGTCATCTGAAGTAATACCTGAAGTAGTTGTTGCAGTGGTTGTTCCACCAGTTGCGTATAGTACGTTAGTACCAGTTAGAAGTGCATCCTGTGCTAGTTCGTCAATAGAATCAGCCATGTTGAATGCAATGATGTTAGCAACAGCAGGATCTACATCAGCTAGTGATAGTAGACCAAGCTTCTTGCTAACCAAAGTAGCGTTACCGTATTCATTTAGAGTAATGGTTACGATGTCTGGAGTTGCAAGAGCAACTGCAGTTGGATCTACTTCTTCAGACAGAACGCTCTTAGCAACTGCCATGTCGTTGTAGATCTGTAGAGCTACAGATGAACCTGGCATTGCCTGACGTGCTGGCTTCTTGTCTGCTACTGAACGTAGCAATGGAGTGGAGCGTAGTTCAAATTCAACAAGACGATCATACGCCTTCTGAACTAAACCAGCACCGTTAGATGGGGTGAATGTTCCTACGTTGGAGTTGCTTGAGTAAGCACCACCACCGAGACCGCCGTTAGTTGCAGCGGTACCACCCGATAAGCCTGTTACAGCCATGATTATTCCTTAGGGGTTGTGTGATTGATTACGAATCTGCGCCGTAGATCATTTCCAATAGTTCTTCGGCACTCTGAGCGTTGTTAAGACGTGAGAAAATGTCATTAACATCGTCAGGAGAAAGAGCTGAACCTGTCACAGCATCAATCTGTCGCAGTGTAGATAGATTTTCTTGGTCTACCATAGACTGCTGTACTTGAGGCTGAACACCAAAGATCTCACCATGTTCATCCAACCATTTACCAATTGATTCTGGATCATTGGCAACATCTGATGGAATAAATGTAGCGATTTTAGGATTGACTCCTCTTTCATTTAGAACGGAACTGACGACAGACTGACGCTGAAAGCTACGTAAACCTTCTAGTTCAGTTTCTAGTTCCTTGATACGCTTAGACTTTGCGCGATCAGCTTTGCGTAGGTTCTGTAACCCACCAGTCTGATCATCTTCTTCCAAGAAGTCGTCGTCTTCGTACCATTCATTGTTGTTACTCATCGTAACTATCTCCCTTATTCATTAGTTGAGCGCAGACCACAAAGTTATACGGGGTATATAACTTGGCTTCCACTACCAGTCTGTTACGTCGTTGGGGCTGGTCGATCCAACGAGAGTTTATATTCGTGCTTTCTTACCTAGTGATCCAGCTCTGACGCCAGACTGTCCACCAAATTGTGCACGTGCTTGTGAAGCTAAACGCTTTGTGCGTTGACTTGTTACACCAAGAAGATTCTCTTGCTCAAGTTCCTTTTGGAAATCTTCTGTACTTGTATCACCAAACATTTGAGAAGCTTGCTGAAAACCAGTTTTTTGTGCAGCAACCCTTGATAGGTCTTGTCTTGCTTTAGCTCTGGTTATACCTTGAGATTCTAAGAAATCAGCACCAAGTACAGATTTAATACCAGCTTCAGTTTCAGCTGCTCTAATTTCTGCCACATTAATTTTTGTATCAAGGAATTTTGATCCTTCTCTACCAAGCAAAAGACTTGTAGCTAATTCATTATCTGTTACACCTGGGTACATACGCTTAAGTTCATCAACAAGTGCTTTGTCGTTAGAGTCAACAGCTTTAGTTACACGAGTATAGGCAGTATCAAAACGATTACCTAGTTCAGAAATAGATACATCGTTAGCAATAAACTTTTCATAGTTTTCACGCTTTGCTAAACTACCTGCACCGTAAGATTCAAGAGTTTGACTGTATCCAATTTCTTGCTGGATGTATGTTGCTTCAGATAAAAAGTTTTTACCATTAGCTACACGATCAAAGTTTCCTTTAAAGCGAACCTTGTATGGTTCTGACTTGCGAAGATCTTCATACACAAGATCACTATTATCTATACCATTGTTTTGAATTGAAGCAGTAATAATTTCTGCAAGTTCTGGCATGTTGTTATCAATAAATAATTGTTTTAGTGCAGCCCAACCAGATGTACTGGCTGTATCTACGATACCTTCTTCAGCCATATTAGAATCCCATCCTGGTTAAAATGTCTCGTCCTGCACCCATAATTTTGTTTTTATTCTTTGCAACATTTGACCACTCATCGGTCTTATATAAAGTTTTGCGAAGGGCATCGGTATTAATTGGCATACCTTTGTCGTCTTTAGCTCGCATAGCTTCTTTTAAAAACTTGTTATCAAAAGTTATGCTTTTAATATCATCGCCAAATTCATCTGAAATAACATTTTTAAAATTAGTAGCAAGACTATCAAGACTAGTAATGCCATCTAACTTATCTGCCCAATGCGAAAAATCCTGCTTTGCCATATTAGTAACAGCATCTGTAGCTTTGCTAATATCCCAACCAGATACAGCAGCTTGGCGAACATACCCCAACACTTCTGAATCTGAAAGTGTAACCATGTTTCTTTTTGCCCAGTCTCTAATGTCATCTTCTGCTTTACCTGCATTACCAACAAGAGAGCCAGACATATTTGATATGGCTTCTGCGGTTCCAGTTGTATTGTAATTAATATAACTAGCCATAACAGCAGTTAATTGAGTATCCGTGTAACCCAATTGCAGTGACTTGTCAGCAAGTTCTTTAGCTTCAGCAGGTGTTAAAGTAATACCATTAGCATTAGCAAGTGCTTGAACATTAGATTGTTTCTTATTAAGCTGACTTATAAATTCTTTTTCTTGCTGTGGATCATTCTTTAAAACATAGTAAAGACGCTGTGAAGCACTTCTTTCTGTATACCATTTGGTAGATTTAAGTCTTGTTTGAAACTTATCTTTAGACCATTCTCTACCATCTTTTTGATCTAGCCAAGCTTCCTTAAATAAAGCAGCCAAACTTTCATCTGAATCAATAATTGCAAGTGGCATTGAATATTCATCATTACTAGCCAATGTTGATGCTGAAGTAGACTTAGCTACCCAACCATCATTATCATCCCATGCAAATTCTTCGCCTTTAACTTTAGGTTCTTTAGGTTTAACCCATGGGTTTCTTGCTTTGTCTCTACCTTGATTGGCTATCCAAGCTTTACCAGGTTTGTCCTTAGTAACAGTTTTAGAAACCGTTGTATTACCTTTGGTAGTAGTAGTTGTTACTGATTCAGCCATTGTTAACCTAATTCAATCGGAGATTCTAAAGCTTCACGGAAGTAGTTTAGATAAGTGGTTGCCTTATTGTAAGACTCTGCAGCAGGATCATTAAGTGCCATCTCACGCATCATTAACTGTTGTTCACCCTGAGATACTCCACCTGTTGTAATAGACTTTTCAGTATTTCCATCACGAGTAGTTACAGTTTTTTGCGTACCTTGCTTATTAAGACGCTTTACAAGATAGTCAACATCTTCTTTACTAGCACCTTGACCTGTGTATTCTTGAAAGAATGCATCAATATTTAATTCAAGATCTTCTGGAGTGTAGACTTGCTGAGAAAGTGAAATAGTTTTACGTGGAGCACCGCTACCATAACCACCGCCACTGCTTTGTCCAAGTAAATAGTTTAAATCTCCCTTGTATCCCTTAAGATACTGAGCAAAAGATTCAAACTTTGGTTTGTTATTCTTAACACCAACAGCAGCAATATTACTTATTGTTAAAAATTGAACTGCTCTTTGTACAAGTGCACGTGTATTTGGATCCTGACCAAAGTAATCAGAATTTCCCATTCTTTTAGCGTTGTTCATAGCAGCTACTTCAGCTGGAGTTGCAGCTATTTTACTACGAATAAGTAAATCTCTTAATTCATTCATTTTTCCAGCGGAAGAATACTCTTTAAGAATGTTATTAATTGATGTACCTAAATCAATTGGATTGCCATCACTATCTTGAAGAATAGATCCATTATCGTTAGCAATAAAAGCAACTGGAAGTTCTGTTTGACTTGTTCCACTTGCATAAGAAAATGAATATGGATCATCAGATAAAGGAAGGAACCCATCTGACTTCCAACGACTATTATCTAATGGATTAATAAATACATAATCTGGAGCACCATCAATTTTTGCACGATCACCTGGAGTTGATGCACCAGCTGCGCCAGATTCTGTGTACTGACGCCTAGGATCAAATCCCTTAGATTCTGTTGGAAGTTTTCCAACAACATCTTGAGGTACTTTTTTTGTCTGGTAAGTTTCGTTTGTTAATTTTTTATATGCATCTGTTGATTTAATAAAATCTTTGTATGCAGATTCATAGGCAGCTTTTGTTTGAGTACTAGGAGATTCTTTGTATTTTCTAGTTGCTTCAATAAAAGTATCTTCTGCCAAACGAGTCAATGAACGAGCTTGCCTAGCTTCTAAAGAATTAGCAACTCTTTCGGCTACATTTGTATTTTTATATTTTTGTTGCTGGGCTGCTGCTGTAGCAGGAGTTACACCTCTGCCAGTTATTACGCCTTTACCTTTATTTTTATTATCTTTAGGTTCTTCGGTTGGCAAAATATAATCTGGACTTGGTACAGTAATAGCCATTATTCATTTCTCCTTAGTCCAGCACTTGCATCTTTGGACTTAGCATTAATTAGTTTAGATAGTCCGTAGTTAAAATATTGTTCTACAGTTTTTGTTGGATCATTTGCAATAATCTGCTTAATAGCATTAACTGTTTTTTCTTTTTCTGCTCGCTTTAAATCTGCAGCATTGCCAGCATCTAAAGAATTAATATAGTTTGCCTTAGCAATAAAATCTGTGTACAACTTATAAGCAAGTATTATATTTTCTTTTACATCTTTTGGCATAGAAGCACTTGGAGACGTTGCATAGTTGTAAGCATTGTTAACAAATTCAAAAGCATCAGTATTATCTGCACCACTGGCAATGTAATTTTCCAAACCAGGTACAGCTAACTTAATCTTTCTTTTTTCTTCATCGTACTTTGCTATAACTTCACGACGCAGTGCTACATTGCTAAATGGAACAGCTTTAAGTTCCATAGCTTCTTTATCATTTAAATCATAGTAAGCATTAATGTATTGTTGCATACTAACTTTTCCGTAGTATGCTTCAATGTCCGTGTTTTTTGCAATGCCAGTAGAGGCAGCCCACTGCCATACACCTGGACTAAACTCTCCAACTCTAGGAGCAAACAATAAAGCACCAGCACCAAACTCATCAATAGCAGACTGATTTGATATAGCCCAGTTTTGCATTTCTCTAGAGTAATTAAGAATAGGTTGAATTTCTTTTGACTTCTTAGATACAACATAAGCAATCTTGCCTGGGTTTTCACCCATCCAAGTTGCTAGTGCCATTTCGTAATGATCTGTAGCATCTGGATATTTGCTCTTAATCTGATCTAAAACTTCATAAAAACTTTCTTGCATAGAAGTAATGCCACTATCTAACAAGTACTCAGGCAAATCTTTTGTGCTTTTAGTTTGTACAGAAAATGGAAGAATAAGACCCAGCAATGCACGAGTAACAATAATGTTATGTGCGCTAATGCGTAGATTCTTTAAGTATTCAGTTTGATCTTTAGCAAGTAATGCTTGGTCAATGCTACCATCTGGCAATAAATACTTAGGATCTTCTGGATCGATAGCAATACCATTAGCTTGATTGTAACTAATTGCTTGTGTCATTGCTGAAATCTCTTGTGTTGATTTCTCATCAATGTTTAACATGCTCCAAATATTGCGCACAATTTTAGGAGTTACAGCTTTAACAGGATCTACGTTATCTCCAAGATCTCCAAGAAGAATGTTGTCCATGTCTTCTGAAAGATTCTTAGTTGGATTAAATACGCCCAACATTCCCTTGACAGCAGCAACAGATAATGATCCCATTGGACCTGAAAGATACGGCATACCAGCATCTGTTTGGAATGAAGGATTACCAGCAGTTAAGTTAAAAGTAATATCATTAAACAATGGCTGCTTAATGCTTTCCTGTCCACCAGTTAATGCACGAACAGTAGTATCTACTGCACTATAAATAACATCATCCATTGGAAGAATTGCGTACTTGTTACCATCTTGATCCGTGTGTATATCACCTACGGCATCAAAGCCTTGGTTCATTAATCGCAAACGATAAATTGTTTCAAGTGGATGGTCTTTAACAAGACGATACATACGGCGATGGAAGTCTTCAACTGCACGATAGAAACGTCCTACAGTACGCATGTTGTATGCAAATACAGTTTGCTGTGCAGGGTTATCAGAAAACTTTAATACGTGTTGTGCAGCATCATTAATTGCTTTATTAGCAAAAAACTTACCTGCTTGTTCTCTTGCGTTTTGTTCAATTTTGAATATTGCTTTGTCATTAAGTATTGAACCATCAGCTTCAAGTTCTCTAATGCGACTATCTGCAAGTTGTCTAGCCATAGCTGTTTCGCCAGTTTTATATTGTTCACGGAATGCAATGTAATGCATGTGAGTAACTGGCATACGAGTAATTGCATCTGTTTGACGAGCCATTAAATCAAATGCTTGGTCTGGACCAAAGTTTTGAATTGCTGTTCTTAAATCAGTAGCTACGCCATCAAATTTAATATCGGTCATAATATGACCTTTAACTTTAAATCCAGTTGTAGCGTCAACGTAACTTTCAAAGTCAATGTTATCCATTAACCTACGATGATCAACAACTTTTCCATTACGGTAATCATCAAAGAATTTAATTAGCTTTGGGTTAAAAGTATCTGCTGCGCCATGGAATGTTGTGTAAGTATCAGATAATCCAGCACGAATAAATTCTTGCATCTTATCGGCTGGATTTGCAAGATCTTTCCAGTCGTCAAAGAAACGAGTGCTATTAATTATTTTTTCTACTTCTTTTTCTTTGCCAACTTTAATAACCCAAGCACCTTCGGAGTTTCGTATAAAACCAAAGTTTGCCATTAATTCATTAGTTGCTTTTGTCCAGTCTTTTGGAGTAGCAATACCATCATGCTTAAGAAAAACAGAAGCAAAACTAAAACGACTTACATCTTTACCATTGCGTACTTCAAATCCTTTATCATTAAAGATACGAGTAAAGTTGCGGAACATTGCAATGTCGCGGTGAGAATCTTTCATTGAAGTAACTTGGAAAGATTTAATAGCACCCTGTGCTACAAGACCAAGATTGTTCATAGCCATATCTAACTGACTATCAGTTAACATATCAGCAAATTCCATTACAGCTGTTTTGCCCTGCATTGCATCAGTAACTTGCTTGCTTGAAATGCTATGAAGAACCTTTGGATTATCCATTACTAGTTCTTTAAACCACTTAGCTTGTTCTGGACTTAGCTTTGTACCATGCATAAAAATTGCAGTATCAAGAATTCTTTCTCTAACAATTTCTTCTTGTTGCCAAACTGGAAGATTTTTATTTTGTTCTAGTACATCTTTGCGGATAGCTGCACGTTGTGCATTATCAATAGATCTTGATGCACCAACAGGCTTTCCAGAAACTTTTGTTCTTAGTGCTTCAATTCCGCTTTTAACAGGACCAATGCCAGCCATATTATCCATGCCAAGAGCAGCATTAAAAATACGTTGGTATTGCTTTGAAGTCCTAGCATTTCTTAACATGCCACGATTTGCATACATTAAGAACATAAAGCCCTCATCAATTGCAGTACGAATACCCAACTGAGGAATAAGAGTAAGAGTTGTCCAAAGATCAGTAGCAATTCCAGTTACGCGATGATTGTACGCACCACCAATTAATTGTGGAATGTACTCAATAACTTTTTGATCATCAGATTTTCTAAAAGAACGATCTGCAACAAACTCTGATATTGCTCGCCAATCAGGAGATGCAACAAAGTTTTGAAATTGTGAAGCATGAAGTGGACCAGATACATTTACAGTGCTTGGTCGATCTTCTAATAATCCTGCACGAGTTGGAACAGAAACTTCATCTGATGTTGTCCAAGTAGTTTTCTTACCAAAGTGCTTTTCAAGCGCATCATCAATAAAGTTTTGACCACCAGGCATTCCGTGAATACCTTCACGACGCATAATTAATTCAAACACAGAACGATGTAAAGCAAAACGATCAGCTTGAGTACCAGCAATAAAATCAGCAGTAGCAAGTTCTGCTAAATCTTGGCGACCAAAAGCCATGAATGCTTGCTTCTGAAAAACATCTACAGTTTTAGCATAGTTTGCATCATCATGGAATACAACAGCACGACCAGGATGTAATCTAGTTTGACGCTCAATAAATTTTTGAAGTCTGTTTTGTTTTTTATTAATTGCAATATCAATATCTAGTGGTTCATCTTCAAATAACTTAGAGCGAATGTTAGCGTATTCAGTTACAGAATCTGTTTCGCTTACTCTTTTACCAAGAAAAGTATTTCGCATAATTTCTTTGGATTTAAGTGTTGCTCTACGTGTGCGCTTTGCGTAAGCTGCACCCTCACGAGCGTAACTCATGCTCATATCTCTACCACGAATTAAACGTGTGTATTCTTTTGCACCTTCATCTAAGAATGAATTTTTAAAAGTTTCTAAATCGCGAACTCCAGCTTGAAGCCAAACTTCTATATCTTTAGGATCAGCTAATTGAGGATACTCTGTGTTAATTGCTCTTCTTGCTTCGGCTACCTTAGCCGCTTTAACAGCACTTTGTTCTGAAGTTGTAGCTTTAATTGCTAACGCATCTCCAAGTTCACCAATGCGTTTTGTGTAACCACCATAAAGTTCTGCAACTTCTGGACGTGCAAGGAATGCTGGTACATCGTCACCAGATTTAATAATTTCTGCTAATTTTTCTGCTTTACTTGCACCCTTAATAACTGCTGAAGCACCAAAAGTTAAATAGGTTAATGGATCTGCAAAGATTTGATAGGCTGCATCAATAGCACCAGTGGTAAAATTAAATAAACCAATATTTTCATTTGTGTCAATGTTAAGTTTTTTGTTAACCCAACGACCTGCAATGCGACCAGGAGATAGTTGTGCTCGTGAAAATTCACCTAGCATAAAGCCAAATGATTCTTCTTCATTAAACATTGCATTAATTGCACTAAGAATAGCTGGGTCATTAGGACCCCAAGCATCAATAATTTCTCCAGGAGTATCGCCAGCTAGTACATGCATAGCTACAAAGCTTTCAGCTGAACCATACTTATTAATTAACTCATCAGCTAATTCATTGTCATAAAGATACTTGCCATCAAACGCAACTTCACCATTACTGCGACTCCAAAAAGATTCTTTATTAACAATGGAGTTTTGTAGCATTGCACCAGGAGTATTAAAAAATTTACCATACTGAGTGGCAGCACCCATTAAAAACTTAAATGGACTTTTAACAACATCCATTGGGCTAATTACGCCATCAGTATCTTGAATGCCAAGAGCCTTACGAACATCCTCATTTTGGATTAGTTCGCCACCTTCAGATTTATTTGAATAATCTGTTTTGTAATATGTTTTTAAAACTTCTTGAAAACCTGGTTCTAATTTATTAAATGATTCACCAGCTTCTTGGTTATTCATTTTCATTAATTTTTTATGGGTCTCACGAACTTTAGCCCAGTTTTCAATTAAGTTTTTTTCTTCACGAGTTAAAGCAGCTCTTGATCCTGCAGCGTAAAGAGCGGGAGATACACGTGCAACTGTAGCATCTAATTTACGAACCGCAGCAGTAGATGGATCGCTTTGTGTTTTATTAAAAATACTTTGCATCTGTGGCAAAGGAGTCATTGATGGAAGTGAACCTGGGATTTCCTCAGGCATTCCACCCATTGGTTGAATTGTCACTAAACAATACCTTTACTGTTTAGTTCCTGTAGGATCATGTCAATTTCACCAGAAGGATCTGACTCAGCTAAACGTGAAAGAATTTGTGTTGGATTAAATGTACGGGCAGGAAGATTAAGTGCTTCTGGTCCTGGACCTGGACCCATTGGGTTACCTGCAGTAACTGGTTCTTCTGGAAATTGAGTTGGTTCAAATAATCCAGTAACAGTTGGTTTAGATACTTGTGCTCGTCTAGCCATTGGAGCAGCAGACATTAACTCTTCAGTAGCCTTACGATCACCATAAACATTAGGATCACTTGCAGTCATCATATCTGTACGCTGTGACAAAGCACCTGGACCAGATACTGGTTTAGCTTGAGTGTTAGTACGAACTGGTCGCTTACCACCTTGCTGTGCCATAACTAATCCTCTTCTTCTTCTTCGTAATTAAAATCATTTTCTAATGCATGTTGAATTAATCCAGTTACATGCCATATTGGTGACTTATCATCATAGATGGTACTTGCCCACCACTGACCATCACCATCAAAAAATTCTGCTGTAACAAAATATGTAGTGCAAAAAGCACCGTCTTGATGAAACGTTCTACCATAATCATCAAGTAGATCTTTTAACTTATTTCTAAATAAAATTAAACGTTCTTCGTCCGTCATGCTCCGCCACCCAGACGAGCTAGAATACTAGCAACATCTGGTGGTGGTCCTGCTGGTTGACCTGCTTCTTGTGGTGGCGCAGGTGTAGCACCCTGTTGCATTCCTTCAGGAGCTTCAGGCTGTTCAGGTTGACCTGGAGCTTCTTCTACTTCGCCTTCTTCTTTCTTAAAAATTTCCATAACGGCATCTTCAATTGAAGTGCCCTTCTTCTTCATGTCAATTACCGTAGCAATCTTTTCAATGATGTCAGACGGGTCAGCTCCATTAGCTGCCATTTGTGGAATAGCTTGAGTTAATGCTCCAATAGATCCAGAAAGAGCATCTCTCATTCGTTCGATATCAATGCGATCCTTTTCAAGACCAACATTCATACTCCAAGGTAGTTCGCTCATTACAAACTCACGAGATAACAATCCAGCTTGTAAAGCTTGTAGCGAGAAGATAAGAGCACGTGATGGATCAAGTCCAGCCATAACGCCATAACGGACCTGAATGCTATAATCATTCTTAATGTCCTTAGATGGCTTGTAGCTAATTTCGTATGGTGCACCTTGGTAGATGCCAGCCATAGTCTTATCTTCATCAAATAGGGTTTGGTCAATGTGAAAACAAAGTTCCATAACCTTTTGGAATGTTTCAGCAAGGATTTGCTGTCCAGCTTTTACTTGCGAATCAAAGCCACCAAGAAGTGCTTGAACTCCAGAACCTGTAATAATAGACGCATCAATGTTACCTGATCTTCCCTCTGGGTAACGAGCACCCATTCGCATTTCTTGTTCAAGTAATTGCTGTTCAGTAAACGCACCAGTAGGTAGCTCAAGAGCTACACGACGTACACCAGCAGGATTGTTAGTGCGAATAACAGAGTCAGGACCAAAGGCAAATTCAGATACGTCATTAGGCAAAACCAAAGGAGCTTGTACAGATTTTTCTGCAGCTTCCATAGCCAACATGCTAAAGCGAGCACGAGCAATTTGTGCCCATAGTACGTCATCAAACTGACCACGTGGGTCATCTAGGTCAAGTCCTGGACGACGGGCAACTACAACTGAAAGCATTCCAATTGGATTCTTAGCCTTGCGGAGAACTAGATTACCACGCTGAGGTAAAAACAAAACTACCTGATCAGAATCTTCATAACGCATTAGTTCCATGTTGTTATCAAGATCGGTCATACCACGACCAAGATCTCCAATAATTGCACGTTCGTATTCAGGGAAGTCAACAATTAGTTCGCGAACTGTCTTAATGTACTTTTTGGTAAATGATACACAACGACCAAAGCGATCAAACTCTGGGTAAGAACCCATAGGATTTTCAATGCGGATGTGTGGCATCTTTGCATCAAAGTTAGCGTCAACAAAAATTGGCAAGAAACCGTAGGTCAAGTACCAGTCAGCACCTGTATACATTTGGGTCTGAAGACCAGAAAACTCAACGTAGTTGTTGGCAATAATGGTTCGCTTGTCAGAAAACTTTTTTGCCTTATCAGAGTTAATACTTGGCGTTGAGCAGTTAAACGAAGGAAGTGGAGCAAGAACTTCAGCAATGTCACGGGCAGCAACATCAACAAAGTTAGCAATCATTGGGCGTGACATGCCCTCTGGGAACATATCTGGGTAGACAGATTCCATGTTGCCACGGCGAACAGCAGTAATATCTGCCATTCTAAAGTCACGCTCTGCGTAACGACGTGTAAGAGCTAATACCTTATTGGTTACTTGCTCGGTTGATAATGCCATTTAATTTCCTAGTATAGACCTGACAATGTTTCCATTGCCATTTCATCAAGGTTTACAATACCTTGCATAGCAACGTTTCTTCTTGTTGCCCACTTGTTATTTGCATGAGCCGTTCTGAAATTACTTTGTTGAATTAATTCTTTTGCTCTAATCTCGCAGAACCATAGTGCCATGACACAGTCGGTTGGTCCTTTGGTATCAGCCTTCCAGGTAATTAACTGGTTAACCAAAGCCTTAACATGCTCATTAGAGTTATCAGGAAGCTCAATAAGATTATCTTTATTGAACTTTCCATCACGCATACTACCAAACAAAGATGACATAGCAGCTACACCGAAGTTAACATCCCACTTATTCTTGCTGGTAAAGTGTTCGCGCAGTGCCGTACCACGGCTGGCAAGCCACATTCGCAGCTCGTTATCAAGAGAGAAAGCTTTCTGGTAAGCATTGATTTCAATGCGTAGCTCTTGAGGTTTGTATTCCTCTACCCATTCCTTGATTAAACTATCAATCTTCTGTGGCGTAGATTCAGCCATGTTATGCACATCAAGTACGTACCGTTTGTTGGTCTCTCGGTTAATTGCATAGACAACCATGGCGGTTTTACCAGACATGGCAGGGTCAAGTCCCATAATAATAAACCAAGAACCCTCTGGCTTAGGGTGTCCAGGGGCATTGAAGTTAAGTCTACCAGCCTTACGCATTCGGTTAATTGAACCGTTCACAACAGGAAGTGGAAATATTGCATCTTCCTCAACATCTTGCTGCTGGTAAACAAGTGCCCACGTGGAGGGGCTAACCTCGCTACGACGCTCAAACAGTCGCCTACCATCCCACTTTACAAAGTGCCCGTTTTCATCGGGTGTAAGCAATTCTGGATCATCAAACTCGTCAGCCCCATCCAGCGGTCTATCAGACCTAGCCCAAAGTGTCTTCCACTTCTCAGGCTTATCGTCAAACTCAAGTACGGCTGGCATGGCAAGATATGTGAAAGGTGACCTACCGCCAGTCCAGTGCTCTGGATTCCTAATTTCTTTATATAAATCTATTGAGGAAACTCTAGTCCCTGCAATCAGAAGCGTCCCAGTCGAACCCACACGGGTAACAACCATCTTCTGCAACCAGTTGAGTTGCTTCTCCCATTCGTGCGCGTTTGTCGTTGAGACAATATCGTCCATGATGATTAGATCCGCACGAGTACCGTAAATCTGTTGTCCAATGCCAAGAGCTTGAACCGTCGGGTCCTTCTCCCCTGACTCTCTTTCGAGATAAATTCTGTCTGCAGTCCATTGGTCTGCCGTCTCCTTATAGCCCCCAGAAGGTCCATACACCTGTTGCATCTTAAGCCACGGCTCTTCAGTCATGCGCTGCTTTAGGGAGTACAAAAATTCCTTGGCACGGGTCTGGGTCTGGGAAATAAGAACAATGCGGATATTAGGGTTCATTGCAATTTTGTACATTGCGTAGTTAACCGTCATTGTGGTTGATTTAGCGTGTTCAGGTGGCACGTTAATTAAAAGTCTACGACGGCTACCTGGCTCATATGTGAACGAAGGGTGTTGCCACGTCGGGTCGTGACCCTCAAGAACGTCAATCCAGTTTTGCTGATGAGGGAATACCTCGGTGTTCAAGAACTCTCTGGAGAACGTGGCAAAATCAATTTTATGTTTATTCTCACCTAGTGAGGCAGCAATGGCATCGGATCCAAAGTTAGAGGCTTCCTCGACCTGTGCCGCGAATTCCCCATCTAGGAGCCAAGATCTAAGGGCGGTCTTTTTCTTTCCCACAGCAGCAAGGGCGGAATCCATATCAATGCCCTGCTTAAGAAAAGAAATAAACTTTCTCTGATCTTCAATTTGCCGAAGTCTGGTGTGGTGTTGATCTCCAGCTTTAGCAGCCATAATAAACCTAATTATCCTAATAGTATTATACTATTAATTAATAGTAATAGTAAGTAACCCCTCGAAAGGGGGTTACAGTTAATAGGCAAGCCATAAGGCAGGCTTGCTAATATTATAACCTCTACTATTACTAACCCTGTTACAGAACACTTGTAACGCTCTGTTATCTAATTGTTACCTAAATCACATAGATTGTTATAAACAAAACAAATAGATAATACTACGGGCAAACAACTAACTATAAATTATAACTGACTCTACAGTATTACTTCCGTACGAGATTAACAACTGGGGGTCAAGTCTACAGTTACGTTATCCTTCTCGCTCCGCTACATTCAGTCGCTATCGCTCCTTCATTTCGCTCCGCTTGTCCCCCCCTACCAGCTCAGTGACTACCTGGGGGGAGGTAATTATAACTATGGTTTAGTTTAAAGACAAAGACCTAGACTGTTCGGACTACTGACTGTCTAATCCAATCTAATACTAGGGCACAGTTATGTTTCATAAAGGGATGTAATTTTTATTTAGTCTTTTGAAAGGAGACTATCGTGTTACAAACTATTAATGGTTTCGACCTTCTTCTAGTTCTTGTCATCATTGCCTTAGGGTACCGCGCCTTCAACCTCAACCGTGAGTGTGAGGATTACGTGCGCCAGATCCTCCAAGTATCTTGGGAACTCCAAGAGGAGATCCAAGTCAACAAGTATCGCGACCAAGAGACACCCCTTGACAAAGGGATATACGCAGATGTC